ACAATTCGACGACCCAGTCGTCCTGTCCATTGATTGCAGCAAGTTCGACATGCACGTAGACAAGAAGGCTTTGGAGGTTGAACACTCCATATACCTCTACATGTGCAACTCAACCTTCCTATCCAACCTCCTCAAGTGGCAGCTGACCAATAAGGGGTCGGCTGGTGGAATCAAGTACAAGGTCGTGGGTAAGCGAATGTCTGGGGACATGAACACCGCTCTCGGCAATTGTATCTTGATGCTTCTCATGATAGCCGCCTCGGTGGCTCGACTGGGAAGCATTGCGTATGATATGTTCGTCGATGGTGATGATGCGCTCGTGATAGGTGAGCGAGGAGATATGCTTGTCTTACGTGAAAGAATCGTACAGGATTTCCTCGAATTTGGTCATGAGCTGAAGGTAGACTGCGTTGCGGACGCACTAGTGGACGTTGAGTTTTGTCAGTCGCACGTGTTGCGCATTAACGGGTCCTATAGGTTCATCCGCAATCCCAGGAAGGTCTTGTCAAATGGTGTGGGTGGGGTCAAATACTCCACCTCCATCAAACGTCAACGGGAGCTCGTAAGAGCTGTCGGGTTGTGCGAGCTGGTATTAAATGCCGTCTGTCCAGTGCTGGAGTCATACGCTCTAATGCTGATAAGATCTGCAGGCAACGTCAAGACGCTGTCTCTCGAACAACTAGGCGATGCCAAGTACCGAGTCGATCGGGAGCTACGTTCCCTCCGGTTTGGCTCAACTGCGGATGCCAGGACTGCCCCCATCACCGACGACGCGCGCGAGGATTTCGCACGCGCGTTCGACTTTCCGGTCGACGACCAACTTCACTTCGAACAGTACTTCAAGGATAATACCATCAACTTTCAAACGTCCGGGGACGGCCGCGTAACTTTCGACACTACTACCTGGAGCGTGTACGATGATTTCGACAGTGCGGTTGATCCCCACTCGGATTATTATGACTCAATCTAAGAAGAACAAGACCTCATCCAAACGCAAGGCCTCCGCCAGAGGCCCTGCACTGGCCATTACGCCTTATGGGCGGCCAAACCAACCGCGGAAAGGAAAAGTATCGAACGACACCATTACGGCTGTCTGTTCAAACACTGATCCCTTCTGCGTTCACTCCGTCGGAGCAAAGCGCTTCGATGCCGACAATGCGAGGACAGTCGCATGGCAGGCACGGAGCTACACAACTGTCACCACGAACGCCAACGGAGCGGCGTGCTTGGAGGTTAATGCCAACATTGCCTCCACCTACCGTGCCGCAGCGACGCGGTCCGGCACCCCACCTCAGTGGAACGTCTGGGATGCTTATGCATCTGTAGACGGCTACACGGACTTAGACACGAACTTCGCAAAGTATCGTGTCGTTTCGATGGGTGTTCGCGTTTTCGCGATCACCAGCCCGCTTGCGTCACAAGGTGTGGTCATGGGCATTGCCTCTGATCGCGTCAGTAACATCGACGCTGCGAGCTCCAGCTACATCGAGTACGTCCGTATACCATTGTATGGAACTGACCTCCATTGGGTTGCCAAGAACCAGAACGAGAACGACAACTACAAGGCAACAGATGCCGCCCTAGACAACGCCCACACGCACTTCTTTGTGTGTGTTGACGGGGGCCCGGCGTCTACAGCAGTGTTAGGAGTAGAGATCACACTGAACCTCGAGCTTCAAGCCGAGACTCTCAACGCAATCTCGAATCGTCTCGCTACTGCTGCGTACCCACACAACACTCAAATCGAGATGGCTGTGTCCAACGTGTACGCGTCGACCAAGTCGTTGGCGAACACCACCACGGAGAAATTCTCTGCTTACCTGCGTAACGCAGCGTTAAAGCAGCTCCGGCGCATCGGTAGTAGTACCGCGCGTGCATTTCACCCCCTAGCGGGCGCTGCATTTGATTCAATCACTGACAGCGGCCCGGAATGGGTTAACTGAAGATAGGGCGGCGCCTTGGGGCGCCCCCGAACCCGTGAACATCGGTCTATAGGACGTTTAAACCTGGGAACCAACTAAATTGGTCCTCTGGCATCATTCCTATAAAACACGGACACGAAACCATGAGATAGAAAACTCGAGGACCAACCATCCACCAGAACAACACTCGCAGCCCAGAAACCATAACGAACCGGAGGGTAGGAAACGCATGCGAAACAGGGAAGTGGTGAACAGAGCACGCTATCAAATGGGGGACTGTCTTATGTACGGAGTGCCAGTACGACCAGGGGTATTTAGTCCCCGGTGAAGTCGTCAACTCTGAATAAGAGTATAGAACGCCCTGGCAGGCTCACCTGACCTATCG